TTATGCTTCAGGAGCTAATCGAACGGGTTCTTGGAAATCCTGATCATGATCAAAGATCAATTCAAACAACTCGTCTCCATTAATGTTTCTATAGTGCTTCTCATTTATGTAGAGATCAAACAAATTTTCACTTATCTTTACAACGCGCATATCATAAATCATTTGTTTGTCTCCACATAATGAGAAGAGACTTTATTTATAAGGTCAGAACAGGCATACAAAAGCAGTCATACAAGTTACTGCAATTACTCCGCTGAGAAAGAACTCAATCTTCTGACCACGACTTCCGAGTAGCATTTTATCCTCCATTTTTTTCTCTGGTAATCAGCTCAACATTAATCTCAGGAATGAGACACATACCCTGTTGAACCATTTTCTTTTGGTAACACCGAGTGCAATCGCGGCAAGCAAACTTTCTGGGTTCAGTCTTTGCTTCACGCTCCAATCGAACCCAATCATTCCAATGATCACGATTGGGGAAACACGGCGGCATGGCCGTACCAATCATTCTGCTCTGGTATTGTTCAATGGCTTCTTGCAAAATTTTCATAGTATAATTCTCGGCTTGGTATTTAGAGACAAAAACGTTCAGAAAAATGTTAATTATTTACTTTAGTGCATCATTAACAGCTTTAACTACATTATCAGGAACATCACTCCTTCCGTTGATATACTCAGCTACAATCCTCAGACTACCACGAAGGTAATCAAGTTCAGCATTCATATTATACCGTTCTTCGAGCATAGAGTCAATACTTTCTTGACGTTTACAAATACCGCAAACCCAAGTTCCCTTGCTGTTATCGTGCCAGATATGCTTACATCTCATTTCGATTCTCCATTAGCGACCTATTAATAGGTCTTTTAGGGCTCTTGCGAACTATTAATAGATCTTTGAATGGCGTAGGGCGCAAGAGTCTTAAGAGCGCCAATACGATCTCCAGATTCAATCTGCCAGTATGCAACATCAATTGTTCGAATCAGCTCGGCTTTGTATTCTTCGCAAAATGCCTGGAGTTCTTTCTCAGTGAATACCCAAATATTTCCAGCGATCTCAGAAGGATCGGCAGGATCTTTTGAGTGCTTCCAGGCCAGCTCCTTCATCATATCCTGATCTTCTTTGTAACTGCATCAGACATCAATGCAATTTTAGTCTGCAGCGGTATACTGTTGTCATTGATGAATGAGTGGGCTGGGCTTGTGTTGAAAGTTGATAAGTACATCCCAAGAGCCAAGAAGAATGCTTGCGGTAGGGTGTTCATACATTTTCACACCGAAGGTTATACATGATCGTTGCACCTAGTTCTCAGCCAATTATTTTTAACTTGATTCCGCCCTGGTGCGCCACAAACATCACAGACATTATTGCTAAGGCACTCTGCCATTGCAATAGCCCCATCAATAAAGTCATCGCCGATATCATAGTATACGCGAAGAGCACCAAACTTTTCTTTGATAGTGACAATCTTAAACCGACCATCAAGAGAAGTTTGAGCAACATGATGATTTAGTACATGTAGAAGATTCTTGATCAGTTCGTACCAACCATCGTTTACTTCAAAATACAGATTTGATCCAAGAATATCAAAATATTTTTCTTCAAGACGATGTACGAGTTCTCTGTTCATTCTTGCCACCAAGTAATTTTCCCATGAATGTTTTCGAATTGTTCGATTAGCTCTTCGTAATCCAGAACTTCTTCTGTTTCAAGAGTATCGAGCCATCGTGTGAGTTTCGACCAATCATTTGAATGCATGATTGGAAGTGCATACTCTTCTGGGTACTCTGAGTCCGTACCGTAAATGTCGATACGACCAGCAGCCCAATGATCTCCATGCTTCTGCGTCCACACGAGAGACACGGGTCCCATCCAGTTTGTTCTATAGTGTATCACGGCTGTCTTCCGAATGCGCTGCGGCATCTTCTTGCCATTTTGCAAAGGCATTGTCTGCTGCTTTGCCTGGAGTATCGCCATAGCCACGAATACCATATCGCATAAAGCGTTCGTCCTCCCACTCAAGAACTGAACGCCAATCACCAGGGCTTTTCTCCCAGACACGAATTTCAATAATCATTCGTCTACATCCCATTCTATGCCGTTATTATAGCACCACTGCTTCATGTTGTCAATGTCTTTTTGCGCCTCGGATTCATGGTAATTCCACTCTTCGAGGGTGTACAGATCTCCACCACAACCACAATCACAACCAAACATAACGCCAAGTCTGCTTGGGATGAATTGTACAGATTGATAGTTGCGTACCAGTTCTTCCAACTCAGAGAATTTCATGGTATCCAGATTCCCTTTACAATATTCACAAAATCTTTTTCTCAGCCATTGTCACACCAGCCTCTGGGATCCAGTCCGCCATCACTGATAATGTCCGTATAACTCTTGTTCTGTTTCCGCTTCAGGGCTTCGATTGCAGGATCAGTATACATGTCCTGCAAGTCTCTGTAAAGCCTGCTGTGGAAACTGTCTTCACCATCGTCGCCAGAAACCAACCAGTCAATACGCTGGGCATAAATCTGAGCCATCTTTAGATAGTAGAGCCCTTTCTTAAACTCTTCCATGGTCTCCGCAGAGAAACCATAGCCAACTCGCTCGCCCCATTCATTGAGTTCCTGCGACTCATTGGCGTGGATCATCCGCTCTACTTCATCCGAGATATCTTGGATTTTGTATTGGTTGTAATCAAAGTGTCCGCCTGACATTAGATTACCTCGTATTGATGAGTTTCCTCGATGCTTACCTCAAGGTTCCACATGTGCGAATAGACTGATTGCTCTTTAAGCCAAGCAAAGAATTTATCCTGTGCTTCAACAAGCGTATTAGCCTGGATAATAACTTTGCCAGTCCAGATGTTGCCTTTACTAGTTGCTGTTGCCAGATATTTCATATCAATCTCCACTGTCAATGGTTTTGACTTTGTTGCAAAGTTTGCACTGGTACTCATTGTAGCAGCGACCAAGATTTCTCGTATGTTTCCAATCATGGTAGCAGCCTTCTTTTTCGACCGTACCGATACCTTTGCACTCGTGGCATGTAGACTGGGCGCCACTAGCCCATGTAATAAGACCCTGCCCTTTGCAGGTACGGCATTCATGTTTCACTTTAATCTCCAACTCATCACTCTATACATACCATTATACGCGGATGAGTAGAAAAAACTATAGCAAAAACTCTAATTAAATCAATGACTTAGGCTTAACTGTTGATTTGTCTAAACTCGAACTCTGAGCCATTTACAGTGATCTCCACCAATTTATCGCCAGAATAGCGAAGATACTCGCGCCCACCATCAATCATGTTATCGCCTTTGGTGACGCAATCATGGCGATATCGCGAGACAATTACTTCGCCGTCCTCGCAGAGAACACCAGTCAATCCAGCTGCGAACGCTGACTCAGCATTGGTGATGTATACGTTCTCACCCTGAACAAAGAGGCCAAAGTAATTGCTATGGCCCTTCTCGCGGTCTGGGTTGGCCTGATAGAATACATCGACGGGTGAATCATTCCACCAGCCTGCGCTATGCCGAGTACACCATGCACCCATGTACTGGGCATCATACATATCTTCGGCTTTCCGAATACCTTCTTCGGTGAACCAATAGGGTTTGTTGCTGATAAACATATTATTGCATTCCATCTTGATATGCTTCCATTTCAAATTGAGCTTGTTGTTCGCGCATCTTGTTTTCGCAGCCAGTAATCCAAGCTGTTCGAGCGCCAGGATTACCAGCATAGGTAGCAGGAACTCGACGCGAGCATGCGCTGTAGAATCCACCTCGACTTGAGGGAGCATACACTCCTCCGCCATATACTTGGTGTTCCCTGCTATGATTCAGAACAGCATTACCAGCCATGACTCCAAGTACAGCGCCGATGGCTTGCTCTGACGATGAACCGCCAAGACCATCAGCGATCTTGTAGCCAGCCATACCACCCAGTACTGTCGACATCAGCTGACCCGTGTCTTGAGCTGTTGCGCAGCCAGAAGTCAGAGCCATCGATGCAAGAAACGCTACAGTCTTGATTTTCATTTACCTATCCTCTTTGCAACTTCTGCTACATGTTTGCAGTGCTTGCGATACTCAAACCCAACACAATTACACTTGAACTTCCCGTTCATGACTCCGACCAGATAGGTGTTGCCCTTAGCCTTGGAAACAACCTTGAATGCTCGGAAGCCAGTGGGGGCTGCTCGGCCTGAACCTGAGATATATTTGATAGACTCGACATAACGCAGGTCTATGTTCCGAACCCGAATATATTTATCGCCCGTCATGTTGAACGTGTTCGGGCGGTCCCACTTATCTGTGGGGACAACTCGACCCTCATACACTTCCTGCTTTGGTGGAGGCATATCGGGCCATGCATACCGAAAGTCGGTAGGCTTGATCGTCACTCGAACGAATGACTCAACGCTGGGCATATTCACAGGACGTAGTTCACCAGTTCGTTTGCATACACTTCGATGGTTTCGGGTCCAAACCTGGACTCGGTCTCTACGCGAAGAAGGATATGCCCGTTCTCCTCGTAGACTTCCTTGATGCCCACATAAGTCCCCCAGAGGGGATAGAATGCAGTCTTGTAAAGACGAAGACGCTCGACGCTCATTTCAGTTACCATATCAGCTTCCACAATATCCATTCTACCGTATTTTTCAACTAAAAATAGCATAAAAACGCCTTATGAATCAATAACTTAGCGACCCATAGCTTCCAGCCAGGATAAAATCTCCCCACTGAGCTCTCTGGCTTTCGGATCCGCGCTCTTCAAATTCATTGTAGCCAGCTGTTTGGCGGCATTCAATGTTTGCACGATAGCAAATGCATGCTCAACGGTTGGGGGATTATCGTCGATCTTTGAATATTGTTTTTCGCCAAGACGAAGTTCGAGTGCTCGGACTCTAGCTTCAAGATCAGCGATTTTCTTTTGCATTGGTGTCATTGTTGAATTCTCCTGATTAGTTGTTCTCGCTCTTCCCACTCTTCTCGGTTATAATCTTTGCGCGGATCAAACTTCCATTCCCTTTGGTTCGTTTGTTGTTGGTTTCTCAGGTTTCTTCGGGCACGACGTTCGAATTTATCATCATCATAGTCGCGGTAATTTCTGCTTTTACTCATAGGTTTAGTTTGGCTACCTCTTTTTCTCTCAGTTTTAAAATGCGCCTGAACTGTTCATAGGTTCCAACGCTCCGACCATAGGCTTCAACTTCCCATGGGCTGTCCCAGTATTCAATAAAGTTATCTGTGTCTTTGTAGATCTTACCTTCATATCGTACTGAGCCATTTACATAGTCAAACAGCTGATTGTTGGTATACTGCTTGACATGAATTAGTTCGTGAATAAGAGTAGCCACTATGTCCTTCATTCGAGTATCAATCTTCTTGGCCTTCTTGACCAATGACTTTTGTATTCTGATCTCAAACTTCTTTCGATCTTGTTCAACCCCAAGATAGCAACACTCACCGCCCCATGTTGCCTTTTTGTCCTTGATAAGGATCACATCAACGTCAATCTTTCGTTGCTTTGACTTGGTGATGTACTTATCGAGAGTAAACCTGGCTGCAAGTTTCAGGTATAGCATCTCTTCTTTTGAAAGTTTCTCTCCGCTGAATTTTAGCATTGAAATACCCCCCGAGGAATCCAAACTATTTATACAACCCTTAGCAGGATTGTATCCGCATTAACCCTACCATTAAGAAGGGAAGGTTTGGAATTCACCCCATCCATGACCTTTCGTAGAACTAGTTTACCTCCATTGACAACGTCAGGCAAAACTTTTTCGGGCTTTCGAAGAGTCTTGGATATTGAGGAGCTGGCAGCATAACCCTCGATTGAGGAACCTTTGACCGATAGGCCTGAGGCATCCATGGCCACATAGACCCCGAGTTTTCGAGTCTTGACGTTATAGACCCAGAGCTGGGAAGCACCGACGATCTTGATAGGATCGACAGACTGCAGCTTTAGTTTGTTATCAGCCTTCATGTACTTGATCTTCGAAACTTTCTTCTCGGCTGAGATGGGCTTCTTCTTACGAGGTTTGCGGGCAACCTTCTTGTTCTCAAGGAACTTGCTGGCGTCCGCTACAATAGCCCCATAACAGCGAAGCAGATTCATCATACGCTTCTTCGTGTAGCTGGAGTATCCCTCGACCAGATCGGCGTCCTTGCCTTCGGCCGCGAGCATAGGCTCGGCTGCTTCCTTCTTGAAGTGATTGATGATGAATGGAACATGAGCGGATTTCACTCCGTTATCGGTCATCCACTTGTATGCGTCCATCTTCTGATAGTTGCCTGTGATGCCATATTCATCGACCAATCCCTCCAGATCAGCAATGAACTGTTGGGCTTTCTGTTCGACTAGCTCCTGGATGTTGACAACTTTTTTGCTGGCAACGGGAACTGCGAGCTCTTCAATCTTTTTATTGTACTCCTGCTCCATCTTGGCCGCAGTATCGCACTCTGGATGAGGCAGAACGCACCCACGAGATACCATGCGCTTAGACCATGCCAGAGTCTCGAAACCTTCAACCCACTTCGGGTTCTTGGCGCCAAGATACTTGGCTGCGTCCTCCTGCTTCATGTTTACGCCATACCAAGTCAGCGCTGCACCAATCTGCGCTCGAGTGGCTGGCTTGGTGCTATCCCACGTGGGCTCGTCGCTCTTGTTCTTGGAAATAATACGATTGCGAGTCTTCGCTTTCATGTCTTACTCTCGATGAAACATGATACCATTGTACTAAGATATCTCTAGAAAAACTAGTATAAAAACTCGTTACAAATCAATTACTTAACGTCGCGCACCGATCCAACCCGAAATGAACGCCACTGATTGACACCAAGATCCCAGACAGCAATGGAATTGCCAGTCTCCTCGGTGAGCATTGGAGCCTTGTTTCGATATTCTTCAGGCAGGTACTGCGACTGTAGCGTACAACTCATTACTCGAACTGTACCGTCAACCTTTTCAAACGTTACAGACACAACTCCGTTGCGGAGACGATTGATCAAATCTTCACGTGTAAATAGCATATCACTTTGCCTCTTTCAGATATTTACGAACTAGTTTATCACTAAATCCAAACATTTCCAACAACTCAAACAATGCAGTTTTTATATCATCTATTTTATGCGAGTTTACTCGAAACATCAAGCCAGAATATCCTGACTTACCCATACGCTCAACATACCCCATCTCGTCGCCAATGATAGCCGAGAACAACTCCGCTTTATCTCGCTCTTCTTGTTCTTTAAACAGCAGAATATTGTACTTATACCCCAAATCAGTTTTTCTATCTTTTTTCTTTTTATCAGTTAACTTAACATATCTTGAGTTCATATACTCTAAGTTCAATTGATACCAAATAATCAAATCGCAATCAGCAACAGCTTGCTTCTCTTCTTCGGTCATTATTTTTCCTTAAGATGTTTGGCATGTATTTTACAGCCAATGAATTCATTATAATAGTCATCGCTCAACAACACATCTTTCTCGAACTGTAGCTTTGCTTCCCAGTAGGACATTGAGCCCTTTGATTCACACAGCTTCAGTATTTCTCTCTTAAACAACTTAGATCCTTTCTTTTCAACAAGAAGTTTAACCTGCTCACTAGAACTATAATACTCTTTCCAGTCGGATTCGTCAACTTTTTTTCTGCGCTTGGTTTTACCTTTGAGAGGCGGGAGCTTTCTGACTGATATGAAGTTCTTTTTGCCGATATATTTCTTCCCAGTCTCAAGGTTGGTAATTTCATATACAAAGCCCTGAGCTGTTCCAATCATCTCAGAAGTAAATGGTTTGCCTTGATACAACCAAGGATTATCATACATCTCTAGTGATCGATGTTATCTTGTCAATTTGAGCTTGAATGATAGGAACTCGATTTTCCCACTTGATGTAGGCTTTATCAGGATTCTTCATAAGGTTATAAAGCAGGGGCAGAATTAAACCTTCTACCTCTTTGAGTTTGGCTTTGTAGAATGCTTCGATATACTGAGACTGCTGTGTCAGAACACCATCAATCTTATCCTGCAAAACTTTCAGATCATCAGTTGTTGCGACTGGCTGCGTTGTTGTTTGGGTTGCTGTTGTTGCTGCTTCTTCAGCATCAGCAAAAGAGAATCCAAAGTCATAGTCTCCGCTCATTTAAACCTCAATCAAATTTTGATGAAAGATATTCCAACATGCTTCCCAAGACCATTCCTTAGTATTTATTCTACCAAGTTCAAAGCATCTATCAATAGCTGTTTCTAGGTTATCGTCAAGAATTCCGTTTATGCCAGAATCAACAATATCGATTGGACCGACTACTGGGAATGCAGCAACAGGAGTTCCTGCACTCATCGCCTCTACCATAACAATACCAAAAGTATCCGTCTTACTCGGAAAACAAAATACAGATGCATTTAGATAATATTGGAACAGTTCTTTCCCTGTTTTGTATCCAACAAACTTTGCCTTTTTATATTTTTGTTCTAAATGTTTCCTGTCTGGTCCATCGCCAACAATAACTATGTTATACTTGTCTTGGAGTTTCAATAATTCTTCTATGTTCTTTTCCTTCGAAACCCTTCCAACAAAAAGCACTGAGTTATCTGGCGCTCTTTCAAGTCCAGTTAGATTGGACATATCAACTCCCCGAGTCCACTCTACTATATTACCATCAAATTTATTCTCGATCAGAAGAGACTTCATTGATTTTGTTGTTGTCAGAACAACCCCAGAATGCTTATGGAACCAACGAAGATATTTGTATGTGTAATCTGTTGGTATACCATACAAACTCTTCATATATTCTGGAAATTTAGTATGATATGATGTATTATACCATAGATTATTTCTATCACAGTATAACTTAGCTGCTAGACCAATTGGCCCTTCGGTGGCAATGTGAATATAATCGGGTTGTATTGATTCAATTTTTCGGCTGATTCTAAACGGAAAAGCCAGTTTGATCTCTTTGTAGGCAGGAAAAGAAAAATGAAAGAATTCGCTAGGGTCGAGAAAGTGCATCTCATACCCAGAGCGTTCAGCTTCCTTAGCAAGGTGCTTAAAAGTGATAGCCACTCCATTGATTTGATCCTTTAGATTGTCAGTAACAACTAAGATTCTATGTTTGCCCATGTCACTATCTGCCATTGTCCATCTGTATGTTCTACCAAAGCAGTTAGCGATTCGACCCAATCGCCATCATTCATGTATATGATTCCATCTATTTCTTTAATTTCAGCATGATGGATGTGACCGCAGATAACCCCATCAAAACCTCTTTTTTTACAATAAGAAGTTAAATTATTCTCAAACTTATACATAAATGCTATTGCTTGTTTCACTTTATGTTTAAGATAACTGGAAAGCGACCAGTATCCAAATCCAAGTTTTCTTCTGAGCCAATTGAACTTTGAGTTTAGCGTTAAAACAAAATCATAGGATCGATCGCCGAGAAAGCTAACCCAAGGGACGATTCTGTTGATTCCATCGAACATATCACCATGAACTACAAGATATCTTTTCTGATCTATTCCGATGTGCTCATACTGATTTGCTATTTCTATATTACCAAAAGAAAACTCATAGGGCATAAATGTTCTGAGAAACTCATCGTGGTTACCAGCAACATAGATTACCTTGGTTCCTTTCTTTGCATAGCTTAGGATCTTTCTAACTACATTGGTATGGTTCTGATCCCATCTCCACCTATTCTGTTGGATCTTCCAACCATCAATTATATCACCAATCAGATACAATGTGTCACAGGTATTATTTTTGAGAAAATCTAAAAGATGAAGAGCCTTACAATCTTTCGACCCTAAGTGTACGTCTGATATGAATATACTTCTAAAGTGCATTAGTCAAAAAAGAATAGATGGAACAATCTGGAATCATCAATGGTCTTACCAAAGTATTTAGACGCCGAGTGGAAGCACCTTGCATCAAAAAGAACTAATCGATTAAACACATTACCAATAGTATCAACCAATTCGAATTTAGTCTGATCGTAGAATCCACCAGCAAAACTTCTATCCTCTGGATCTTGATCAACATGTCTAGCATTAGTTATTCTGCTAGCCCACAAAGAAGTCCCACAATCATATGGTGCGTTTGGCGTCAAATAAATCATACCAGCCCAAGTCTGAGAATCATAATGATAGACTAGCAGATCTTCAGGCGTACAATATTGGAAACTGCCATTCATTCCGTGCGATTCCCATTCGCGAATCTTAATGCCCATTATATTTTCAAATGCTTCTTTGATCTCAGTTGGTCTATATTTCTCAATAGATCTACTACCTTTGTACCAGTTATTGTTTGCTTCAAATGCTGACCCAAGAGCAAAATTCCGAACCGCAATCGGATCAGCATAAAAATCATCAACAACAAAAATTCTTTTCTTTCTGTTTGGGTTAACTGTTAATTGATTTTTGAGTTCGCAGTAGTTCATCGATTCTTCCTTTTTGGTTGCGTTTTGTAGTGCAACATTATGCAGGTTTTTGGGATATTCACTGGTATCGTGATACATGTCAGTGCTGATAATAAACACAAAGTCGGGAAATGGCATGGTTCGTTCAGGTTTCATTATCTCTGTTGTATATTTCAGCATCTCATCAAAATCACCAAGATGCATATACGTTTCTGCTAACCAAATTAGATGATCGTTTCTACGAGAACAAAAAGGTTCCGCTCTTTTGAAATATTCTATAGCCTTTTCTGTTTGGCCAAGAAATCGATAAGAATTTCCAATGCTATTCATAGCATAGTATCCCATCTCACAAAGCCTATTTGGTTGATTTGTTCTATCGTAGTCGTGTTGAAAATTTACCCATTCCTTATAATAAAATATAGACCTTTCGGCATAATGCCTTTGTTGCTTTTCCCCCAAAGGAAATGATTGGCATTTAAATGCATCCTCATAACTCTTACCAATATACCAAAAATGATACCAGTCTTTAAACAAACTCTGCTCACGAATCAATTTTTCTTCTAGAGCCAAAGCATCACTAACATATTTTGTGGGCAATACATAACTTTCGCCCCTAACTGAATCATCAGCTTTCATCCTAAATTCTTTAGGCAACGAATGCATACTGAAATTTTCATTTGTTACACCATCATCTAAATAAATTGTTTCATGTGCTGGGTCATGGTGAAATTTCCAATTCAATTTAGCATTCCATATCCAAGTTCTTTGGTAAATAATACCAGGTCCTAATGCTGCAACAGAAAATGCAGTTATATTTGTATCATCAAAAATAGACCAATCGAAACTAGGATCCACTTCAAGGACTTCATCGCAATCCATTTTCATGATCCAGTTGCAACCATGATTTAAACTCTTGGCTCTTTGTAACAAATGATCTCTGTTCCAACCAAACCCAACCCAACCTTCTTCTACTTTATAAAGGTGCCCATCTATTCTATATTTCATTGCCCATTCTTTAACTACTTCTGGCGTACCATCAGTTGAGCCATTGTCTTGAATGACCCAATAGTCAATATATGGAGCTACAGATTCAAGCATTCTCCCTATGCTATGAGCTTCATTTTTAAACATGGTGATCATACATATTTTTTTCATCTATTAACTCCAATATATTTGCCAAATTCTATTTCAAAAGTTTTGATTATATTATCTGTTGACCACTTAGATCTAAACTCATTAGTTGGTTCCAATCCCCTTTCTATAACTTCTTTTATAGTGTTGCAATCAAACAACAATTCTTCTTTCCAATTTATATTATTAAAACTTTTGCTTCTATTAACCATCAAAGGTTTTTCTGCCATTAAAGCAAAATCAACGCAGCTACTTATTCCTGGGCCAACATCATGATATAAGAACAAATTAATATCATTAGAGTTTAAAAATCTAACAGTATCCTCAATATTCATATAGTCATGGCTAATGTTTATTATAACGTTAGGGTTGGCTAATTGCCTACATTTTTCTGCTATGACATGAGAAGTTCCTCGCTCAATACTATACTCGAAATAATCAGCATATGATATATTAAAATTTATCATTACGGGTTCAGAAAATTGTTGATTTACAGCTTCAACTATGCCTGTGAAATTTTTATTCCACCCACCAAATCCAAAGCTACCAATTTTAATAACATTTCCTGGTGGGTTATTGTCCAGATTCTCGAACTTTACCAGAGGCCTTTCTAATGCTATTTTTCCATCTTGTTCTATAGTTGGGTCGCAAACAAAATGTTGCTTGATATTTGCAAACTCATAAATTGAGCCATGTCCAGTTATGACAAAATTTGGAATATCTTCTTGTTTGATTTTGGATAAACAATTCATCATCCAACCAAATGGGCCACAATTCCATATCACCCCATCATATTCTCTATCAAACTTTGAAATGAATTCTTCTTCGCTGGAAGCCTCAATTAAAACATACTCATACCTATTTGATTTTTGTAGATTTTGTAGAGTTAATTTGCCATATTCATACACTCCACATTTACTTGCAGAATTCATTACAAAGGCAATCCTACGCTTCTTGCTAAGTTCAGAGAAATGCTTTCTGGACTTTTCCAGAATTTCTTGATATGGAACATCGCCCAAATCGTCGTAATATCTGTTTCTCCAGGTGTTGTAGAAACTATATGCTTTTGGATTGCCAGAGCCTATCCATAATTCGCACAAATATGGTTGCCATTGAACGTTTTGATTGAAGTATGTAGGATCAAGTTTGTTTAGATAATTGGCGTTGGCCCACCAAAAAAATCCTTGGTAGTGTGGCGCAGGAAATTCAATTTCTCCACCTCGGAACGTTGCTAGAGGGATATATTCAACGCCAGCGCAATCATAATGTTCAAGGGCATTGATACAATCTTTCCAATTATGGATAAGAATTTTTTCGAAATACATTCTGAATTGCGCAGACCTTTTGCCTATCTCTGAATCCCTAGAAACACCTAGCGAGTGAAAAAACAATATCTTATATTCTGGATTCGCAGCAGAAAAAGCCCATATTCTCTGCATAATTTGATTATAGGCTCTATACAATTTTCTATTTGTTGGGCGATCCTCTTCTAAGTCACCAAGATAAGTTATGTTATTTACTTTATCGGAAATTTTATCCAAAGAAACAGGAGATTGCCCTTTAACAAACAAATCAATAAATTCTATATTGTCATAGAGCCCACTTGTTTTAATTGAATTGATCTGTTCATCGTACAAAGCATTCCAATTATCATCACCGCCATATTGGCCTATCATGTAGAAAATTGCAATTTTCATGCCATTAGATACTCAATAGATGAGGCCTGCGTTTGTCAGACTTGACTGCAACTAGCCATGCATTAGTTACGGCGATTTGATCTTCCCACCAAATAGTATCAAGCCTGAACGACTGGAATCTAACATCTTTGTTGCGAATGAACATTGCTTTATCAGCTCTGGTGTAATACCAGAAACTATTTTGGTTCCAGTAACTAACATGAGTTGGATCTTGGAATGCTCCTCTACCGTCTGTGCTAGGAACTTCAATAAAAGCCCAACCACCATCAGCTAAAACCCGATATATCTCACACATTATTTTATGTTTATCGTGAAGATGCTCAATTATATGCGATGCGTTTAACACACCGACTGAATTATCAGGAAGTGGTATACCATCATTAAGATCAGCCTTAACGTTGCCTTCTTCTAAATCAATATTAATATCACATCCATCTCTTGGATTGATGCCGCCTCCAATTTCTACGATCGAAAGGTTGCGATCTCTTGCGTCTTTGCAAGCAAGATCCCATGCATGTTTTTGAAACAGTTCTACAGTAGTATCTTGTATTTGCTGATTTCTTTCAAGCCAAGTATTGTCACCAGTGATTCGATAGATATACAATGCTTTTGGTATGTGATGCATTTTTGTTTTAAGATAAGTTCGAATCATTAGCTCATGATCATCACAAATACTTAATCTTGGATCATGGCCCCCAATTTCTCTATAGACAGACTTGCGCCATGCGCGAACATGGTCTGGGGCGTACCAAATGAAAGATATACTATGGCTTGTTGGTTGGAAAGAATCCATTGCGATAAGTTTTTTACCTTTCCAATCAACTTCTTTATATGTCCATCCATATATGGAATTGTATGGATAAAACACATCAGTCATATGATATACTGCACAATCGCTAAAAGCAAATCCAACATCTTTATCTTGGAATGCTTCATTTAGTTCTTCAAGACAATTAGGCATCAATATATCATCATGATCAACTTCAACAAGAATATCACCTTCGCCAAGATTAAATGCTTGGTGTTTATTGAATCCGACGCAGTTGTTATCAAATCCACTTTTGTAGATAGATACCCGAGAATCTTCCCTGATTCTCGGGGGAACTTTATCAGGTGAACCAACACCATTAAGATAAATTACCCACTCCCAATTTTCATAAGTTTGCTCAACCAAACTATCATAAAGATCATCAAGAAAAGAATTCTTAATGTGTGTTGGTGTAATAATACTAAACTTATGAAGTTTCACTTTATTTGATTTCACATGCTCCTCCTGCGCAAGCTGCCTGATCGGTCAGCGCGGTGTTATCGTCATATTCATGGACTTGAGAAAGATCAATATCATGTAGATGTTTTACCATCTCCTCAAATGTCTCACGGGTGCAGTCTTCGAATGGGGCTTGGACATAGGTTCCGCCATCATATGGAAGAACTGATATTCCCGTGTAGTTATCCCTGTTATCCCACATCCATTCTCCAACTGGTCCCCACTCATCTTCTCTAAGAGAAATGGTGCAAGATACGTTGTGGAAATTAGCGCCTGTACGATGTCCATTGCGAACCCACTCCATATTAAATTTCTTAACACGCTCAAGCAAATGCAGAGCACTCTCAGAACGAAGGATGGCTCCTTCGGGCGCTCTCTGAGGAATCGAGAGCACTGCCTCAAGGTGAGGCTTGAATACACAATCTTCAATCAAAGTTGGGAAGTTACTCTTTATATAGTTGTACATCGCTTCGTTCTTTCCAACACGCATGCGTCGAATATAATAGTCATTGTGCCATGCGTGAATACCAGAAGATGATCCAACTACAAGAGAGGTTGTGCCTGATGGTTTGATCGTCGTTGTTCTCGCTGCGCAGTTTACGCCGATCTGATCAGCGATTTCTTTGTTTGCTTTTTTTACAACTTTTGCTGCTTCTTCAAGATTCAGATTAATAACACCACCAGATGCGATACCCGTCATGCCAACGCCAATCAATGCTTCTTCTTCGGTAGTCTCTTTCCAGACATTACGAAGATAGTGGAAGTCGGTGTATCCTGCCTGAAGCGTACCAATAAATGCGCCTGCTGCTGCTCTTGCGTTCAAATCTGCCTGATCATGAACATCAGATACATTAACTTCGGTCAGGTTACAGAACTGATATGGGCGAAGTGAAATCTCTGCGCATGGATTGGTGAACAGTTCTTCATCGTTGGTCCAGAAGAATCCAGGCTCACCTGCTCCTGACAATTTAACAAGATCCCAGATATGCTTGAACTCTTCTTCGGTTACTTTACCACGACGAAGTACAACTGAGTTGTTGGCTCGACCACGCTGCGGTGCATTCTCCCACCATGCACCTGACTTGCAAGAAAGCATGTCATAGTCATCAAGGCTAAAACCCGCAATCATTGCAGCTCGACGAATGCCACCTGCAAGAACAGCGTCAGCAATAAAGCAGCAGATATCGTGAACTTCAATTGTCTTGAGCTTACGGCCAATTGCGCCATTGAGAATCTGGCGAATCTGATCAATACAGATACGCAGCGGATCTGGACCAGGAGCTTTACCGCCGCTCGTTACAAGCAAAGCGCCCTTGGGTCGAATGTCTCGGAAATCAAATACGGGGTCAGACTTACCTGTTGTATAGGCTTTGACTAGAACTTTAATTGCATCAGCCCAGCCTTCGATGGAATCGCCAACAAGAAAACGTCGCTGCTTCTCTGATGGCCCAACAATTGCAGGTAGTTTCTCAACGTGATGTTTCTGTACGCTATAGCCAACTCCAGTACCACCAAGAAGCAAGAACATCAGTTCAGCAAATGCAACTGGATGTTCAATTGGCATATATGCACAGTTGAAGATGCGTGAGTTAGAAAGTTCAATTGGCATACCAGCGAACTGCATTGAACGCATTGAAGGAAGAACTTTCTTGGTGTATACAAATTCTTTATACACATTTTTAATTTCTGATTTGATACTTGGGTACTTCTTCATGTGCATAACCATGTTACGCTCACACAGTTCTTCCCAAGTCTCTCGGCGATTGATCTCGGGAATAAACTTGGCATACTTATTGAAAACAACAATATCTGAGAGAATTGACTGGGTTACATCCATTGTTCTTATCCTTCTACGAGTTCTTTAATTAGTGGAAATTGTTTTACTAACACTTCTGCACATTGCTTTGCAATCTCAGCATGCTCAAGTTGCGTCCCGTTCTTGGAACGGAGTTGTATATAGTGAATCCATGAACGAAGTGTACCAGCCATATAGAGTCTTGATGCAGTCAACCCTTCGGGAAGCACTGCTCTTGCTTGCTCTTTGGCAATACCATTTTCAATAGCCCAATCATAAACTATTTTTGCCTGTTCAATCACTTGATCCTGATAGGCTTTCCATTCTTGCTCAAGATTGTAGTTGTCTGTCTTGATGCTGTTCTGCCTATTAACTGGATCCTGTAGTCTAGCCTCACGCTTTACCATTTGCATTTGAGTTGGATCAGCATAACGCTGAGAAAACTCTTGAAAACTAAAACTGCGATGACGAAGAATCTGTCGAGCAATGTCTCTGGTCGTATTGATCTCAAGCGTAGCATGGACCATTTCAAACGGCGACCAGTGAGCGTTCTTAATCAAATAGTTAATCAACTTTGGTGCTGTCATTGTATTGGTTTGGTTTGATGGATTAGATACACGAGCAAAGTATGCTGTGAGTTCTTCCATCGTACCAATATCAGTCTCATCAAAAAAACTTGATGTTGCTTGGCTGAAACAAATCAATCTAACGCTCATATCAACACCTCTTCCAATTTATGAATTCCATCATAGCTCGACTGCCGCTGTATGTTCTTTGTTCTACTATCTTCTTCACATCTATACCAGCCAGCACCATATCATTAATATCTTTCTCTACAATTCCGTTCGGCCAAATCACAACATTATACCCGAGTTCAATCGAGTTAGCTAATGTTTTTACGATCTCACGATTCCTCGGTTCATTATCATAAACTAGAACAACGTTGACGTTACTGCCGAAGTAATCTGCCACATTACATAACCCACTGTCCCCAGAAGCAACAGCATTATCCAAAAAATAGCTGTCGAATTGCCCCTCGGTGATGTAGATTGTTTTTTCTTTGTCGGTTCTTTCGAGGCCATAGATTTTTTTCCCTTCGACGACTTTGATTGTGATGTATCGGAGTTTTGTGTCACTTAATGCTCTCCCAGAAATATTGGTAATGTTGCCCTCTTCATCCCTATAAACTAGGATGATTCTGTCATCTTCTGGTAGATTTTCTTTTCCATGATCTGGGAAATCATGGAATAAAAAATCCCTGAAGTTCTCTGTATAGTAAATGTCATTCCACCGACCTTCAGGGATTCCCCTCTTGATTATATATTCGCGGGCATAGTGTCCAGGTTCAAGTTCAGAGATGTTTTTTAGATTAATTTTTGGAATAGATTTCTGAGTTGCAAACCTAGCAAAAGCATTGCCCTTCAGTTCATCAAATGATGGTTTCTTGTAATTGCTGTGGCCATTATCACCAGCTGCATATCGCTCAAGCACATATTGTTTGTGTGAGCTGAGGTCTACTTGCTTGAGGAAATTTGAAAATGAAGTGCTAACTGAACAGTTGTGACAACGATAGAAATAGTCGTTGTTCTTGCGGTAGATATAACCACGCGCTTTCAGTTTGTTCTTTGACGAGTCGCCGCAGAATGGACATCTGAAGTTGAAGAGATCCGTGTTCTTCTGAGTAAACCTTTCAAGTTTATGACTAATAGTAGAAAGATACTTTCTATCAATATAGACAGACATAAAATCACCATAATATTATCAGTCAACATAGTATATACTATTTTTACTGCTGAGACAAAACTTCTTCGAAGATGAATGGATTGGTTCTGCCGAAGTTACGAAGCATGATGCCAGCCTGACTGTTAGCCTCGTTTTCGATATCACTTCCTGTGTTACCTGAATCATCAAAAAGTCTACCATCTCGATCTTGCTTACAGTGGACCATCTCGTGGGCTAGTGTTCGGAGGATGTCCGCAACGTGCCTTTCAGCTATGTTGACGTTGATTTTATTTTGCCCAACGTAGTATGACCCAAAACTTCTGTGTTCTTTTGCAAGTTTCTTATCATTCACCAGATTAATCTCTGGCGCAGTACCTAATTCTAGCGTATCGCAAGCATAAGATACAAAACTATTTATAATATCGACTTTTCTTTGCTCTGCAATATACTGTTTGAATGTTAACATTTAATCTCCAAAAAATCCTGAGAATTTGGAAATTACCCAGCTGACGATTGCAGCTGCCCCTACGACCATCCATCTCCACTTATCCAGTTCGGCTATCTTTGCTCTTTCGATTTCGTGTTGTTTTTTCATATCTTCTCTGAGCAAATGCATTTCTTCCATAATCTTAGTTTCAACTTCTGTAATTTTGCTATAGACATCCTTTAGATCTTGGTTTGTTTCGTTTCTTCTATCTTCCATTAACTTCTGAACCTTGTCGAGTGTGTCATCAAACTTTTGGTAGATGACGGAAAAGAAAGAGATTTTCTCTTTCATTGCACTCAATTCGACTTCTAGCTTTGTGAGCTTTGCGTCGTACATTCTGCGTTCTTGATAATCATCGCTCATTTATAGCGTTCTCTTGGGCTCTAATCCAATTCTGTAGAGCAATTAATTGCTCTGTTGTTTTTTTGCAGGTAGCGTAATTATCGACAACTCCTCCGAGTGCTTCAGCGGCTGTAAACTCGCTGGGGGTTGCATCAGCAGCGGAGGTGGAGTTGGCATGTACAGCTTTGGCGCTGGCGTCGTGGACGTGCACCCAACCAGAAGAGAGCACCCCAGTATCAGGAACATACTTGATAACTTCAACATTCTTCGTTCTCCACTTAGTTACTTCGACTACCTTTTCAACATACTCAGTAACAACTTGAATATCGACTTTGTTTTTCTTAGCAAGTAGTTCATTATATCTTCTTTCTTCTTCAACCCTAGCCTTGGCTATTTGGGCTTCATATTTATCGGTTGTATGCTCACCACCTTTGTAATAGCCAAAGCCAAACAATCCAACTGCAGCTAAAACGAAAGCGCCGATTTTGACTAGCGGAGAATTAACCAATCTGCCGACTAGAGCAAATGGAATCATTGTTGTTTGCCGCCAGCGAACTTCTCAGCAACTACGCTGGTTAAACCTGCCATGATGATATACTGCATGGCATCGACCATTTCTTTGGCGACGTTTAAATCCCAGAATAAATCTCCGAGATAGCTGACGCAAAAGACGATGACACAGAGGAACGTAATAAACCTCTTGGAGGAGGCATTACCCTCTGGACTATGGAGTGTTTCTGAGACGAAATTGGACATTTTTCTTATTGTTTCCATAAAGCCCTATCTATTTAGTTTTTAGCACTTCTTTGGCTCGGTTATAGTAAGCAGTACGCTCTTCGAGGCCATGTCGGCCGCCGTTTATCTTCTTAGTAACTGTAACTACATCATCTTCATCTGATGGTGTATTTAGATTTCGACTATTCCAGAACCAAATAGCTGACTTAATTGCCCCTTCGACAGTTTCCAGATACTCTGGGGTTTCGATTAGATTGACCCCAAGACCCTTTCCGCAATTAGTATAGTTTTCTTTACCAGTGAGCTGAATATAGCCTCGACCTCGGAACTTCCAACCTTCGCCAGATTCAGTTGGCCCATTACCCATTCGACTAGCATATATCTTATTTGCTATTTTTTCTGGCTGGCGATGATACTGCGCTGCTATAGCTGGATCTTTATCGAAATATTTACCGAATAAAGAAAGCAAAGCCTCTTTGCTATAGTTTAGATTTTCTAACTTCCTAGTAAATCCAGTGGACTCATGGGCGCATTGAGCAATAAACATAGCCATTCTGCGCTCGTTGGGAGCATCCTTAAATGCTGCATTTATTTCATTAACAATGGTATCAATCTCAACTACTATCTCAACAGCAGGTACGATTTTGTAGAGTTTATCTTTGGTTAGCATCAAGTGACCTCTTCCCAATTAATAGAGGAACATACGTTTGGATTATTTGTTGTTGTTGTTATTGCAATAATAAATTCTCTGGAAAATCCAGTAAATGGATTTCGCTCTAGCTGATATTTAAATGGCACATCAACCTGTCCTGTCGCTCCAGCAACTTGGTTTGTTGATGCAATATATCCAGCTTCATGTATAGTATTACCAACATTGACAGAACTTGCTGTTAAATTATATTCAACAATACTATCATCTCCTCTACTTTGCCAAGTGCCACCAATCGTTTCTCCTGATATAATAAAGTATTTAAAGTTGCCAGCAGTAAGAGAAAAAATCTGGAATGTTTTTGGAGTAACAATACCATTTATATTATTAGATTTTAACCGAATTGATACCAAAGGATATAGTGTGTTTGTTGAGCTTAAAGTTTTACCGCCATCTAACTCATGGCCAACGCTTCTTGGTCTACCTCGCAATTCGTATCCACCCTCAGATAATACAGTACTACAAATTAAAGTCATTGATCCTGCACCACCAATACTTTCAATTTCAGACCTTAATGGCAAACATGCAGTTTTCATATACGGTAACGCTGTGTTATTATTAGCAGAAGAATCTCTATTGGCATGATGAAATTTATGCACCACATGAAATTCTCCGTCAATAACAAATCCGCATCTAACTGTACCAACTCCAAGCCATTCATAATCCATAAACCAAATTTGTACATTGTTTAGATTAAGGGTGATTCCACTTGGATTTGTTGTATTTGCTGCGCCATCTAGACGATCAACATTCCAAGAAGTTTTTGGAACTCTAACTTCTTGAATTGTTCCTGATACAGAACTTCTTTTGACAATATTAATTGTTCCATCATTCTTTTCTAGAAATACCCCATCATCATTATTATAGTATCCAATTCTTTGAATTATATTACTAGAGTTGCTAAAATGGAATGTTCTCATAACAAGCAAACTTTTCCCAGGCTGGTATGCAAATACTTTATTTGTTTCTCGGATTACTTTATCGCCTGTGGTAGCTACAGTAATATTCAACGTTGCTGAATTTGCATCGTATATTGATGTACCGCTACCAGAAACTGATTGAGCAAAATTTCTATCTGGAAAAAATCTTTGTGAACTATCAAACAAGGTTAATGGAGTTGAAGTTCTTAACCTTCCAAACGAATCTAGATTTGGTGAATCGTCGTATCTAATTCTATCATCCAGTAAATATGTCATTATACTATTCTCCACCCATTTCTGTATAGAAGCTGCACTGCTCCGTTGTTGATTCGAATTTCTGCCCCTTCTGGATCGTTGTCTATGTTACCAACAATCTTGATTGGATTTAATTGAGCAAATCCAGATTCATCTTTAATGATTACCATCTTACCGTTTATTACTGTTGTTGGTAATGTTATTGTTGTATATGAAGCATTGTTTACTCCAACATAACAGTCGCCTTCAAGTACAATATAATTGTTGGATGTAACATAGGTTGTAGTATGTTCGGTAAGGCGAAATGCGCCATCAACCCAACGCATGGTTCTGCCTTCGCCATAAGAAGTTCTATCGAAATCGTCAGTATCATTAATGCGAACTACACCAGTTCCGCCGCCTCCCCAAGACAACGTACCCATGCGCTGGACAAGTTCGGCAATTTGCTTTCGTATTCCGTCTAGTTCTGCTTTTTGGAAATCTGGTAGTTCGTTCTTGGCAAACTTAGGGCTAGAAATTGCATTGACAGTTTGCTGTACAATATCAGCTTTCTTTGGTGGTTCAAATGCTGGTGGTGCAGGTGGAATTTCTTCTTTGAGTATTTGTATCTGTGGCTTCTTGAATAGTCTTGAGTTTAATTCTTCTTCGAGTCTAATTGATTCTTCGAGTTTAAGATCTGGCTGGCCCATATTGCGAGCCATCCTTGCCAGCATCTTTTTCTCATCAAGATTTTTCATAATACTTGCTCGAAGCTGCTATTGCCATCATTAACCACATAAACCACATTTGGCCTGTTACTTGTGTTGTGCCGCAGAAACCAGAATTTCCATAGAAATATTCATAGATTGCAAACACTAAGAATAGTGGAGTCCAAACGTACTTACTTGCTGCCATATTTCAAATAAACCATAGCGCCAGTTTTTTCGTTTTGAAGGATGATTGATTCTGCCCAGTTTGTTCTAGCATACTCACGGATCTCTTCAGCCACATCGCAACCATCAAGATACTTGGTGAAATGTTCATACTTTCTTTTGCCCAACAGAGCTTTGTAGTAAGTATCCTCATCAACAACCCACATTGCTCTACCAGCAAATCTGCTTTTCTTCGATCTCTTTCTTACTGGTGGCGTGTCAGGAGGAAGTCCAGCAATATTGCCAGAACCCGCTGAATTTACTACATTTTCATTTGTCTTTTTTTCTTGCATCGGTTATAATAACTGTGTGGTTTGTTGAGTTAAATATTTCTTAATAACTTAGCTATATGCATATCAACTGGTATATCACTAGAAACTATATCTTCACCTCTAATACCAGTAACTATGCTCGGCATATAATTTAGATATATCAAGAAAGTCTTAAGACTACTGTAATCCAATTCATTGATCTTAAAGAACAAGATACGAGTCCCTGCCTCCGCGCCAAATGTATTGTATATCATATTTAAGTGATTCAAAATCAAATTTAGTTTTATCTCTCCTGTCGTTCTGTATCTTTGCAGTAGTCTTTTGGTATACTGAAATAATCTATAGTCTTCCTGAAACTCACTATGCAAATAATTCAATCCTTCGTAGGATTTTACTGCATAGATTAATATGTTGTCATTAGTTAAATTAACAAACATGCATTAGGCATACTCGGCATCATTGCCGCTGTCGTCGTCTCTTCTTGCTGGCGGAATCCAGCGCCTTGGTTCTGCTTCTGTCGGTTCCATTGCTGTCATTTCAGCTGACATAAGATCGTCAAGGTCTGCTCTGTTGACAATCTGAGCATAACCTTCGACGCCTTCTTCTTCAGTGCTATGGACCAAATACAGGTATAACCCAGATTCACCTAGAGCATATGCTGACTCAGCGTCAAGAGCTAGGAGTGGCATTTCGTATCCAGGTGGCAACTTAATACCAAACCGCTCAAGTGTACTACGAACAGCATTAACAAATACTGGAGCGTTAATAAAAGGTTTTTCAGTTACTTGATCTAGCTCAGCATTAATTGCCTCGACTTGAATCAGCGCCTGTTCAGGCACATCATCAATTACCATATCTTCCTGTTCAGCAATAAACTCTTTGAACTTCAGCATTGTTATACCTGTACGTTTGGAGTATTGTCTGTGTCATCATGAGTAGGGGCAGGTGAAGGATGCGCCTTCAGATCAACTTCAAGAGTAGGCTTTCGATCGATCTTATTGGTTACGCCTCGCTTTGACGCAAGAACTTTATCGGCAACCTTCTTGGCCTTCTCTTCTTTCATTGGTTTTAGTGCAGGCTTTTTCTCATCTTTCTTCTTTTGCTTTGACTTTTTCTCAGCTCTAGCCATTAGCCAGCTGCCAACAATATTGCCAGGAGTTTTTGCTTCTTGCAATTTCTTTTTCATGATTGCTTTCTTGACTGCAGCTCGACGATTGTGGAGATACATGTCAGTCTTATCAACATCTTTGTCATTGTCAATATCAGAAGTTTCCTTGCCAACTTTATCTAACCCTTCGGCCATAGCTGGCTTGGCTGCAATTTTCTTTCCAGCCGCTGCAAGTTTCTTGAGCATATCAAGTTTATCGTTCTTTACTGGCGGTTTGGCTTTGTTCTGACGTGCCATTATTGCAAGACCACGCCCACCAACCTTACGATCTTGTTCTGGATCTGGATGCCAGTAATCGCCCCTTTCATCGATTTGCTCTGCTTCCTCTAGTTCAACTTCTTCTTTAGCAAGTTTATCCACAGCTTTGTTTATACCCTTTTGCCTTTTTGCATATCTTTTGCCGTGGAATTCTGCATTAGCAATATCCTTGGTAGTTGCAGCTGTCATCAAGGAAGTGGCTAATTGCGGAGCAGCTTTCTTAACATAAGACCCTAAAGTTTTTTTCGAGATCTCATCCATCTGCTCGACTTCTTCTTTGTTTAAATATTTTGCCAACCGTCTTTGGTCCAAATAAGATTTATGTGCACGAACGGCTTTACTGTATCTTTTCATTCTTTTAAATCCTATCGGCGGTTTTCCAGCACGATCACCCCATTCATCAGAGTCGTGTCGTAAATGCTTCTTTTTTACAGTGTCTATGTAATCATAACGGGCGTCTGGATTATTTTTTATTCCAGTAAGTTCATCAATCTGCTCGACTTCTTCTTTAACACTATACGTCGTGCTCTTCATTCCGCTTCTTGGATTAGTGTATTCACGGCGATATACTTTTCCGCCATGCTTCTTAGCGTGAGCAAAAGCATCTTTCTTATTATCAAACATATTTGACGGTGGCTTGATCATTGGTGACGCTTCTTCTTTCTTCATCTTAGCGATTTCGTCGCCAGTCTTGCCGCCATACTTCTTCATTAAGCTATCCATCTGCTTCTTTTTATCAATATTAGCCTTGACTTTTGCAGCAAGTTTTGGATCAGCACGAAGCATCCAGCCTACGCCAGCCCCAGTTTGTTCTTTCATTTCTCTTTTCCTCTTAGCTTCTGCAGCTTCTCTTTCTTCTTTTTCTTTTTGCTTGAGATATTCAGCAACACTCAGTGTTTTAACCTCTCCAGCACCCCTTCGACCCAGAACATCAGTGGCTTTATCTTTTTCGCCACCAAAATCAAATCCACCTCCATGTTCACCGCCAACACCAGTACCTTTGGTGGCGCCATAGGCTTTAAGGCTCATTTGCTTCCTTCTTTCAGTTGCAACTTCGCCTTTTTCTTTTGCCTTCTTTCTTTGATACATCACATGCCAAGTTTCTTTATCTTGACCTGTGCTTTTTAACAGACGCTGAAACTCAGGCTTATGCCCGTGTTTATCAGTCAATCTTTTCTTTAATGCAGCTGACCCTTTTGTCAGTACTGCCATCCAGGCTCTAGTGTTCTCAGCCATCTGTTTCTGTTATCCTTACTACTAATTTATTTGATCCGCGTTTAACTCGATGATATGTATTGGCTGGGATTAGCAACATATCACCTGCAGTCAATGGTATAGGTAAACAGTTATCAAGCTGAAACTCCCAACCTTCTCCAGCCAAAACTTCGACGACTCTATCCTTCATGTCTTTATGCCAAGTCAGTTCTTCTGTCTTGACGGATTCAGAGAAAGATCGAATCTTCTGATAACTATTTATTTTCTGCTCAACAAATGGATACATACTTACCACCAAAGCTGCCCAGACTTACTAAAGAATCTGGGCCAACGACAAGCCCAATATCCTGCTGTGGTTTTATCATTATTGCTTAGACACCCATGGCGAGCAATGAAACTCTTGACAGCCTCTGGATTGTTATACTTCTTTTGCATACCTGATTTGCTAAAGCTGATCTTGCGAATCTTTCCGCCATCTCTCACATATACAGCTCCGCCTTCGCCATCTCTCCATGGCTTACCGATTCCCTTTCCTTTGGTTGGATCAGAATCTTCTTCATTCAGCGGATAGTCAAGTGGAACTTGCTTACCTTCATATTCAGCAAACTCGCCAACATCGCTCTTGAGCATATCTTCTTCCCACTCATCAGCAGGCTTATATTTCTGCTCAGCATAAAGAGCCTTGGCTTCGCGAATTAACTCGAAGAACTTATCGCTTCCTGGGCGGAATACGTTCTCAGTAATTGGAGTCTTGGTATTGAGATGATATTCCATAGCCTCAGAAATGGTAGCTTCCTTGAGCTGGACATACTTACCAAAACTTAATCTCTCCTGCACCATAGGATTACCAGGAGCCATAAACTCTTGGCCAGTAATCTGAGCGTTCAAGTCTGTTTTCGGCTTGTTGAGTTTCGTCTTGTCTTTTTTCGTTTTGAGGGTGGGGGTTGTATCAACAGTCTGGCCAGGGGTAGCATTAGCATAAGCAATCCTAGCTTCATCAGTTCCTTCTTCGTATGCTTCTTTAACTGGAACACAGTTTGGAACAGTTCTTCCATTTTTCTTTTTCAACCCTACTGCAGTATAACCTTTCCAACAGGCTTTCTTCAGATCGCCCGTTGGCTCTTTGACTTCTTGCATCTTTTGTTTATGCTTAGGATTACGACGATATTTCATCTTATCCTTTTCAATCTTTGGCTTGTTGAATTTGTATAAATTTTTAGCCACTGGATTCTTGGCTTCGCCCATTACATACCCATTGTCGATCATGAATTCCAGAGTATTTTTAATCTGCTCTTGGAACATCAGAAGCTCAAACTGAGAGGCTTCGTTGAGATTCATTGTGTTCTTGAAGTTGAATGAATTCTCAAGCACTCCAACAATCTTTTCGCTATCGAGCCACTTACGAATTCGAACAGACTCTTCGAGTGGGCGCTCGCGCTGAGCATTTCTTTCGCGGCTGACTTTATTGGTTACAGTGACAACTATGTGAGAGAAGTCATAGCCTTCCAGAATAGCCTTGGCTGTTTCGATCTTATCCAACTCAGCTCCGCAGTTAATTAGAATATTATCTTCGGAGATTTCAGTTGGATACTTGAGCAGCTGATCAATCTGAATCTCGTTCAGATCAAACTTACTGAGGATATTATTGATAACGTAATCCTTTCCGCTGCCTGGACCGCCAACAATAAAGGTGGCTCTTTTAGCTTCGATTTCTTCTGA